CATACGGGATTTGAACCCGTGATACAACCGTGACAGGGTTGCGTGATAACCACTTCACTAATAGATCTGGTGGAAGTGAGGGGAATCGAACCCCTGTCCGAGATGTAGGTGACATCACCTATTCCTCTTTTGAGGAATGCCATCAGGAGGATTTGAACCACCGACCTTGGCTTTACTAAAGCCCTGCACTACCAACTGTGCTATGATGGCGACGATTCAGGTTGGACTCGAACCAACGACCGATTCTTTAGAAGAGAATTGCTCTACTCCACTGAGCTACTGAACCAAGGTGGGCAAGGTTGGATTTGAACCAATATAGGCAGATCCACCTGATTTACAGTCAGGTTCCATTAACCCCTCGGACACTTACCCTTGTTCCCGTTTAAGTTTGAAATAAAGTTTGTAATAAACCTTCTTCATATCATCAAGAGTATTCATATCCTCTTCAAACCCCATATATTTAAGGAGTTGATAGGATCCTTCTAACTCACTGATCAATCTTAGCACATTTACTGGATCTCTATCAAATCCACCAAAAACATAATCACTAACTGAACCATTTATACTCATGTGTAATATGCTTGATAGTATTTTACAACACCATCAGAACGAACATTACCCTGTGATACCCAATCATGGGAACACTGGGTGATGCCACTCATACTATACATTGGTTCTTTATTTTTGTCAAGCGCAGATCCAAAACGAGTGAGGAGAAGACTGTAAACTTTTTGCCTCAACTCCATGCGGTCATCGCTATAGCGCCAATCATCAATCATCTACCTTCTCCAATCTTACATAGTTTTGCGTCAACTGATTCAGGTGTTGCTTTAACACGATAAACCACGTCATCCTTTTTAGATAGTTTGGTTAGCATATCTGCTACCTTATCCCAAAGATTCTTATACTCAGTGTCATTCATTTTCATGTAATCCAAACTTGTTCAGAACCACCACCATGTGTTGTGGTCTTACCTCTTTCAGTGGCAATATTATACATCACTTGATGAATATTTTTTACTTCTGGATACGTATCATCCAATAATAAGTTCTCAGTAACAGACTCTTCGTAAGCAAGTTTATATTCTTTTTGTTCAGAAGAGAATACTGCCTGGCCAAACCAAGGATCATCGTTTAAAAATTTTGGTGTTGGATACGTCATGTGAATACCATTTTTTTTGTATAATCATATGAATAGTTAGTTCTAGCACCATGAATACCCCATCCTAACCAACGATAAGCAGCATTCATATAGTAACTAACAGTCTGTCCACTACCTTCAAAATAAGGGAGTTGTGTCTGGAAGATATTCTCATTAATCATATAACGAGTCTGACCTTCTAGTGAACTAGGGTCACAATCATATTTATCACAGAACTTTCCAAGATTATTATAACGACCAGCAGTAGTCCACTGAATCAATCCATATCCACCACTATAACATCTATTATAAGATACTCTAGCGCCACCTTCACAGATGTTAGGAATAAACTTAGACTCCTGCTTGATGTTCCCCATGATCGTTGCCAGGGCGTTACGATCTGTGATTTTGGTTCTTTCTTGGAGTTGTTCAAGGACATACTGTTCATTCTCATTACATCCAGGGCACAACCAAGACTTAGGTACAGGGATCTCTTTAGTAATGGGAATTGCCTTCTCTTCATTGACAGTTACATCTACCTTTGCCTCTGTATCTCTATCAGGAATAGAAGCATAACAAGATCCTGAGACTGTCATCAATGTTGCCACAGACAATAATTTTTTAAACATATGTAATAATAGAACTTGACTCAGTTAAAATAATCCTTGCGGTAGTACCGACCAAGGATATTTGAATTATAGTACACGGGTGTCCCATCTGTCAACTGCTCGGACAGGACATTGTTGAGGAACAACTGACGAGTCTCCTCAAAATTTACTTTACCTTTTGCGTAGTGAAGACTCAGTATAATCCTCCGAAAGGAATCCCTTCCAATCCTTTTGATGTCCCCAGCAAGCTCTTCACAACTTCCGTAGTACTTTTTCCAGTTACTTTCACTGCGGACCCTCCGAGCTTTACCTCTAGGCTTTCGTAGCGACCAGAAGTACTTTCTCCCGATATAACTCCTACCCGATACGAGGTTATCGATGTGGTACACAAAGCCGTAGTAATCACCAATATCCTCACTACTGAAGGGAATACCGTTGTAAGTCCAGGGATTTTCATAATCAACCATCCAAGTAATTAATAATACTTAGATATATTTATCTTCATCGTTAACAAACCTATCCTACTCATGGATTCACTTCTTGTCAACTTATTGTCGATTCATTTTAGTTGCCATTTAGAGGGTCAGGTAGTCTGTTCCGCTGTCTCATACTTGATATACCTACGTGTGCCCTTACAGAGGCATTTGGAGGGGTCTCAGCAGACATAAAAAAAGAGTCAAGAGGGGAACGAATCCACCCCTTGACTCTAACGAACCAAGATTTATCTTTTGTATTACAGTTTGAATCCGCTAAACGTATTCTTCTTGACATCTTGTTTGATTCCACCAACAACGTAGCTCTCTACTTCCGTTTCTTGTGGAGCAACTTGAAGTCCCTTAGAGGAAATCCAGTGTTGTGTCCATGGAAGTGGATTGTTCTTAGCAGAAATATCATACTGCCTCTTCAGACCTATTGCAACTAAACGACGGTTTGCAATCCACTCAACATACTGTTGGAGAAGTTTGTCATTCAATCCGATCATAGAACCATCTTTAAACAAATAATCTGCCCAACGCTTTTCCTCATTAACAGCAAGATCAAACATTTTGTAGACCCACTCTTCCTCTTCTTTAGCAATCTCCCTCATCTCAGGATCATCACCCTTTCGCCAATTCTTTAATATGTTTTGAGTGATCGCAAGATGCTGATTCTCATCTCTAGCGATAAGTGAGATGATTTTAGCGGATCCTTCCATAAGTTTAAGTTCACCAAATGCAAAACTGCAAGCGAAACTAACATAGAATCGAATACCTTCTAAAATATTGACATTTGCAATTGCGCGATAAAGTTTACGCTTTAACTCACGACGCTCTGAAGTCCCTGCATAGTGTCCCTCTGTGGCAAGTTGCCACAGCATACCGGTATCATATTGATGAGCACTATTAATAAAATCGTCATACGATGATGTGACACTACTAGCACGTTCAAGAATACGCTTATCAGTTACAATCTTATCTAAGACCTCAGTTGGATCTGAATAGATGTTCTTGATGATGTACGTGTATGAGCGACTATGGATCATCTCCATAAATCCCCAGACTTCCATACATGCCTCTAACTCGGGTAGACTGCAATAAGGTATAAAAGCCATCCCAGGACCACGCCCTTGTACGGAGTCAAGCATAATCTGATACTTGAGGTTGCTTGTATAGATATGCTTTTGTTCTGGACGAAGTGTGTGATAATCTCCACGGTCTTTTTGCAGTGATACTTCTTCAGGTCTCCAAAAATATCCCAGTTGTTGAGTTGTTAGTTTTTCAAAAATAGGATACTTATAAGAGTCATACCTCTGTATTCCCAGAGGTTTTCCAAAAAACATTGGTTGCTTTTTAGTGTCAACCACCTCCGTATTAAAGACGGTCATTCCTTTTACTTCAGTCATCTTCTTATCCTCTACTGAAGAAACTTTAAACTGCACAGGATTCACACTCTCCCTCCTCGGTGTTATCTATTTCTTGTAAAATGTTCTGTAGTTCTGACTTGTTGTCCTCTTCTATTTCATCTGTTTTGATGTCATAGGTATTTTGATAATATGAGGTCTTCCAACCGTATTTGTATGTAGTTAAAAAGTCATTTGCCATAATCGAAACAGGGATTTCATTGTCAGGATAATGTTCTGGATTATAACTCCAGTTACCACTAATTCCCTGGTCAAAAAACTTTTGCATCACTGCAACAATATTGATGTATCCACGGTTGCTTTCCATATCCCACAACAAAGTGTAGGCATTCTTCAGTGTAACATATTGTGGAACAATTTGCTTAAGAGGCCCCTTCTTTGATTTTTTAACGGACAAGTAATCACGCGGTGGTTCGATTCCATTTGTGGCATTTGACACAACGGAACTGCTTTCCGATGGCATCTGTGCCGACAATGTTGAGTGCCTAAGTCCGTGCTCCAGGATAGATGATCTAAGAGACTCCCAATCATGTACTAACTCCTGACTACAGATTTCATCCACATCCTTCTTATATGTATCTATAGGAAGAATACCATCAGAATACTTAGTGCGTCCAAAGTTTTCGCAATAACCTTTCTCCTTAGCAATCTCATTAGATGCCTTCAAAAGATAATACTGGAAGGACTCAGAAAGTCCATGAATAGCATCCCACGCCTCCTGTGAGTCATAATTATAACCCAACTTAGCAAGATAGTGTGCGAGTCCGATAAAACCGATTCCAAGCGATCTACGTGCCTTGGTAGCAATCTCTGCTGCTTTGATTGGATACTTCTGATAATCAATCAGTTCTTCTAGAGCACGGACAGACAGATCACAAAGATTCTCCAGTTCGTCATCAGATTTTACCTTACCAACATTAATTGCAGACAGGATACAGAGTGCAATTTCACCACACTCATCATCGATGTGTTGCAGTGGATATGTTGGCAGGGTAATCTCCTGACATAAGTTACTCATCTCAATTTTATCTTTAAAGGATGAGTGTGAGTTACAGTGGTCGATGTTCATAATGTACAACCGACCAGTCTCTGCTCTTTCTTTGAGCAGATTCATGATCAATTCTTGACTACCAATAGTCTTTTTAGGAATTGATTCATCTTGCTCATAACGAACATATAGTTCATCAAAACGATCAGTGCCAAAAGATTCATACAATTCTGGAACATCGTGGGGAGAGAAGAGAGTAATCTCTTGATCGGTAATGAATCTCTCGTAGAAGAGTTTACTAATCTGGATGCTGTAGTCCAGTTTTCGGACACGATTATCTTCTGTCCCTTTATTGTTTTTAAGTACAAGGATGTCCTCTATTTCTTGGTGCCAGATAGGAAAGTGAACTGTAGCAGAACCACCTCTGATGCCGTTTTGTGTACAGCATCGGACAGTGCTTTCAAACTTTTTAAGGAAGGGGATAACACCTGTGTGTTGTACCTCGCCGCCTCTAATCTTAGAATTGATGCCACGAATTCGACCTGCGTTAATGCCGATACCAGCCCTCTGTGCGACGTACCTACCAATAGCCATATCGCTGCTAAAGATACTATCGAGGGTGTCATCAACATCAACGAGAACACAAGATGCAAATTGACGGAGTGGCGTCCGAACTCCCGCCATGATTGGCGTTGGGATGTTGATTTTGTGCTTGCTGATTGCGTTGTAGTATCTGTGTACATATGAAAGCCGTTTGTCCTTAGGGTAATCTTGGAAGACCGTCAGTGCAATCATTACATACATGAACTGTGGAGATTCGTAGACTCCACCGGATGAACGATCCTGGACCAAATATTTATCAACTACTTGACGAAGACCAGCATAAGTAAAGAGAAAATCTCTATCATGGTCAATCCAAGAGTTAACCTTTTCAATCTCCTCTAAAGAGTATTTACTAAAAATCTCATCGTCGTATACTTTTTGATATACACAACCAACAATGTGATCAATAAGAGATGGAAACTCCCACATCATTCCATAGAGTTGTTTACGCAAGGAGAACAGTAAAAGTCTTGCTGCAACAAACTGATAGTTTGGATGCTCAAGATCAATCAAGTCACTTGCTGATCTGATTAAAATCTCTTGGATTTCATCAGTTGTAATCCCGTCATAAAACTGGATACCAGAGTTAATTTCAACCTGTGATGCAGATACGCCTGAGATACTTTTACATGCCTCTTCAACCATCTTATGCATTTTCTCAAGGTTGAGATGCTCAATGCGTCCGTCTCTCTTTTTTACTTTAGTGCCGTTTGTCATACCCGTTTCCAGTAGTTAAATTTAATTTGTGCTTCTAATCCACTATACACATTTGATTCTACCAAACTTTGAACATCATGTCCAGATAGAACCATATCATTGATATCTTTTTCTTCAATATTACTTGGCCAAATGACTACCCTTTCACCATTGGCGATACTACGTTCGATTCTGGATACGATCTCTCTATTACGTGGTTCGTTATCATAGATCCAAACAGGATTGCTAACACCCCACTTGCTAAGATCAGCGTCAGCTCCACACATAGCAATTGAGTTGCAAATAAACGTGGAATCGAAAGGACCCTCGGTGACGTAGACTGGTTTTGTTGTGTCAATTTTGTCGAGTCCGTATAGTTTTGGTGTGTTATCGTCAATCATTATTGTAATGTATTTAATCGAGTTCTTTCCACCACCTAATGCTCTTCCCTGGATACCAATCAAGTTCTTTTTATAATACAACGGGATGATGATACGAGTCTCATCCATGTCTGTGTATTGAAACTGTCCGGGTTTAATTGTATTAACCCAAGACTTAAACTCTTTGGCATAAAAAAACTTAGATGGATCGATGCTTCTCTTCTCCAAATACTCTTTTGCTTCGTCTACTGTATCCGCTCTTGGTAACTTCTTGATTGGATCGAGTGTAAACTTAGGTTTAGAAGATGATGCAATTACCTCAATCTCTTTGGGTTTATTTACTGCAAAGTTCTTGCCTGTAAACCCTTGTTTAAATTTCTCTAAAGTAAACTGCTTATGCATTTCTACATCCAGTTTCTTGAGGAAGTTATTAAAAGACAGTGAAATACCGCAGTTGTGGCACTTGAAGTTAGTGTTTGCCTTTACAGCATACAAATAACCCCTTGCTTTGTTTTTATTCCTCTGCGAATCCCCACAAATTGGACAGCGGAAGTTATATAGGTTTGCTTTTACTCGCTTAAATTTAGGTAACCGAGATGCCAGAAGACCAATATATTTACTGTCTATCTGATCCATGAATGAGGGATGCTACTGGATTCAGTATAGCACCAGATTCGCTGGAAAGTAAAGGTTTTAAAAATCTTAATGTGCCGGGGTTGGTCGAGATCATAAGAACTGCTAATGCACTAAGTGCCATCCAGATCTTTTTCTCCAATAATTGTAATCTCTTACCGACTTCTATGTGATCAGACTCCATTTTATCCCGGAGTCTGTCGATTTTGTAAAACAAAATCTCATCACTTGCTTCTTGTTTTGATATTCTTTCTTCGTGGACAGCCAACATCTTGCCAACGTTACTGTTGACCTCGCTCAATTTCTCAATTGCAGAATTTAACTTATTAACTACAGTTGAGAAGTCTTCTATACGTTGCTCTAATACTGCAACTTTTATCTCATTTTGATTTTGCATTTCCAAACTAAGTTGATTTTGCATTTCCAAAATAAGAATTGTACTTTGCTGCTTTTTTAAGGTCTGCCATATCTTGTCTCTTCTTCTTTCTAGACATTAAGTTATCAACTGCCTTTCTTACAAACTTATTACGCCCATCAAGTTTAAAGGTTGTATCATAACCAGCGGTAGGACCAGCAGCAGGAGATGATGCACTAAACCCACCAGATCCACCTGGAGGATTAGCAACCATACCTTCCTCGCTTACACTGAACTCTTGATACATCGCATTGCGAAATGCATCAATTACTCGGTCGATTTTATCCTTTTCCATGATGGTAAATTTTTTGCAATTCTGCTAAACAGTCAATATCAACAAGTATATTATGTACGTCAGTTTTTGGATACTCTGGTAGTCTATTTAAAAATATAACAAAAGTTTTTACCAAAGACCACATCTCTTGATCCAACTTGTAAAACAACATTGGAGTTGCTGCTTCACCAAATACATTGTAAATGATAATAAAGTGATTCAATAAAAGGTGTGTCTTCAATTCTCTAGTCTTTAAGTATTTTCTCAAAAGTCTTTTGATATACTTAAAATGATTCAAATCCTTATCAAAGTCGTCCTTTGATACTGCTTGTGGATTGTCATAATTTTGTATGGCAAAAAGGAGAAAGTTTTTGTCATTTAACTCACGAAAATTCATCACACCTTTTATTGTTTAGTTTATAATTGACTCAGAAATCACTCAGCGGTTGGGTATGAGAAGTCAGAAGGTGCTGTAGTAATACCAGACATTGCGACAAGAGTTTCTTTTTTAACTCTCAAAGTGCCATGAGTGTCCACATATGTGGTAACACCGACCCAACCTTCATGAGTTACCTGATATTCATCAACCACTCCACTTGCGCCGTTAACACCATATACTAGTGAATCATTAGTGCCATAAAATGCAGATTCGCTATATTTGGAATCCAAGACACTTGATTTAGGAAGTTGAGAAACACTAAAGTTAGTGCCTGCAATTGATACACCACTCAGACCCATGGTAGAACCAATAGTCAGAGATTCGGAATTAGCAATACTTACGATGACAGCATCACCCATGTATATGCCACCAAGTCCCCTAATACCAAATCTGATTACATCTCCCTCCGAACAACCACCTGCAATGCCAAATGATGTACCAGTACCAGTGACGGCTCCTGTACCATAGTTCAGAGCAACTGTACCAGCTGATCCCACATTGTCGTTATTACCCCAAAGTGCCATGTCTGTGCCCTTGTAAATTACTTGCTTTTAATATTTATAAAATGCAGAGACCCGCCTTATTCGGCAGATGATGTCTCTTCTTCCTCTTTAGGAAATAACAGTGACTCAACAACGTCAACTGCCTTGTCATCCAACTTATTATCCGTGGTTGATGCCAGAGAACGGAGAATTTCAACCATATAACGGCGAACTTCTTCCTTACCAATCAAATGACCAATTGTCTTCTTTGCCAGTGGGAGTAATAGTGACCACATAGTCCGTACCGATAATCTACAAACTATATAGCAACTTGATTAAAAAATTTTAATCTTTGTTAGACACCCACTTGCCAGATGCTTTGTCAAAACGTTTGACTTCACCGGGACGCAGACGAGACTTTGCCTTACCTGCATCATTCATAAACTCTTTATAACGTTTACCGTGCTTCATTCTAGCATCGCTTTCTTTATGCTTTGCCGCTTGATCCTTCATACGCTTTTGGTACTTAGGATCACTTCTATAATATGTGGTTGCCTCATCCACTTCCTTAGACTTACAATTCTTCATCTCACTTCTTTTTAGTATCGATGATTGCGCCCTGTCCATACTTGGCACGAATGCTTGCCTTCACTTTTTCGACGGCAGACATACCATCATATTTTTTAGATGGTTTCTTACCAAACGTGTTTGGTGCTCCTGGTGCTTTGTCATACCTAACATTACCATCCACACCACCACGTTCCATGCGGCGATCCTTCAGTCTATCTGCACCTTCCTCATTAACAACTTCTTCTTGCTGTTGCTGCATAAACTTCTTGAAGGCAGGTGAATTGATTCCAATATGTGGATCATCCATTCTCTTTTGCTTCTTGCTTCTGGTATCCTTCTTCTCTTGATCCCGCTCATACTTTTCAGGATTATTGCGAGCAACTTGTGCTTCTACAATCTTTTCAATTTCTTCATCAGAGAACTTACCAAACTCAATTAGATTATCAACAAATTCAACATCTTCCTTCTTCAAACGACTCTTACGATAAGCAAGTTCATTCTTCTCAGCACTACCCAGTTTAGGAGTATGCTCTGGTTTTTCACCTGGTTTGGTGGGTTTCTGACCCACTACCCCACGTCTTGTATATGATGCAGGACCATGCTTCTCATCACCAGAGATACGCTTACCAGCATCAGAACGACCTGCCTGATACTCTTTCTCTGACTGTCCGTGCTTACCTTTATAGAGTTCTTCTACATTCTCAACTTCTTCACCCATATGGTCAGCAGCCTTGTATAGAGGTTTGCCTGTCTTGACATTCTTCTTACCTGCTTTGTATGCCTGATATGCAGGAGTGTTTGCTTTCTTATCAGCATTCGTGACAACCCTACGGGTGTCTTTTGGTGCTTCCTTCTTAGCAGGAGTTCCACCATAGACTGCTTCATCAACATCTTCAACATCTTCCATTCTGCTAGTAGGAAGTTTTCCTTGCTTTTGCATCTGGACTCTCTGACGATCAAACATTTGCTGCTTCTTTATCATCTTTTCTTTTTGATTGACACCCTGCTTTCTCTGGGCATCGTCCTGCTTGTCGGACATCGCTGATTTTCTCTGGTCAAGATTTTGCTTTGCATCAGATGCCTTATTTGTTTCAGGCGATTCCTCGCTGAACATTCTGCCAGCAATTCCATCTGCAGTCTTAGACAGTCGCTTACCAACCTTTTTAAGACCAGACTTAACACCTGCTCTTACTCTCTTACCAGTGTCGCTGTTGTAAGCATCTTTAGTTTTGTCTACAACTTTCTTAGGTGAGACATTGTATGCTTTCTTGGCAAGACTACTAAGAGAATTCATTTTGTCTTTCTTGACTGCTGTGCCAACACCTTTGGTTGATTCCTTATCTTTTGAATCGTGACCAGTAGTTACGTTGGTATTAGTCTTCGTATCTTCCTTCTCTTTAGGAACTTTTGTATCGTGACCAGTGGATACAGATGCCTCGTCAAGCAACTCAGTCTCAATTGCCAGAGTTTTTACAATCTCTTTACGGACTTCCAACAGATCAAGTCCTTCCTCAATACACTCATCATAGAACTCGTGGAGAGCACATTCAAGGAGTTCATCAGTCATATGATAGAAGTCAACCTCAAGCATACCAGAGAAGATACCTGCGTCCTCTTCAGACTCAAGAATGAATCCACCAAGTGCCTCAATCTCTTCTTTTACAATTGGATTGATACGGATTTTATTATTAACTTCCTTTTCTTTAACACCTTTTTCTCTGTCAGTCTTTCTTTCCTTCTCACCCTTAGCAGTGATCATATCCTCAGGAGTGGTGATCTCAGTAAGAGATTCTCTCCAGGAATAGAACTTACTCTCCTTCTTCATTGCATTGCCGATTGCCTTACGGCGATTCAGCAGATACTTATCAGACTTATCAACGTCACCATCGTTGTCAACGTCACTATCTTCCTTACCTACTGGATCAAGTTTACCAGAAGGCTTAGATGATGATGGTCCACTCTTTGACATCTCTACAGATGAGATGATTGGGTCAGCACGAAGTGCAGAGATTTGAGACCTGCTCTTTTTCTCGTACTTAGTTTTACCTTGCTTAGTTACAATGCGGACCTGATATCTTTCTTCTTCCTCAGATACAACCTCCTCAGAGAGACCAAGTTTCTCTTTGACAGCAGCCTTCTCTTCACCAGACATTTGACTTCCGCCAATGTACTGAGAGTATGCTTGTGGCAGTTCTAAATTCTTTTCTTTTGCTCTATAACGAATGTCATAGACTGCTTGACGAATACGCTTATCGGATGACTCTTCGTCAGTTCCACCACGCTTTTGTTCGCCACCTTTCTCGGCAGGGTTTCCAAGCTGAGGTTTCAATACCTCCTTCATATAAACCTTGGAGATATCGTTAAGGGGATTCATTGACATTGTTATAAGGGTTTAGACGCTCTTTTTCTTATACTTATTTATGAAATTACGAATATCGAAAGATTCCTTGTATCCTGGACCCTTATATGGTTTACCACCGGGTTGAAGATCTGTTTTATCACCCTTCTCAAATCCGGGTGTCATACTTGCGACATACTTAAAGTATCCATCAGTACCAGTAAGAGTATTTGGTTTGCCCTTTACTCTTTCCTTCCTCCTCATCTTGACTTCGGTATACTCGTGAATGTCTTTAATCCAAGACTTGAACATTACATTGTCCTCAGTCACACAGATAAGATAGTTTGCTCCACGACGGATGACTCTACCTACAAGACCAGTAGTAAGACTCTCAACCAACTGACCAACATCAAATAACTTTCTCCTGATATAGTTCTCTCTAAGATTTTTCCAATCAAACTTAGGTGCAATCTCCCAGAGATTCCAACCTTCAAACACATTCATTTGTGTACGAACTGTATTAAAAAGTTGCTTTGTTATTTTATCATCCAATGAAGTAGGAATACCTTTGCGGAATGAATCGAAATCATTTTCCGCAGCTGCTAATCTCATTTTAGATGCGGACATTCCTTCTACACCATGAATATCTATAATATCACCCAATGCGGCTCCATCATCTAATACAACACTAGTACCATTAGATGCCGTATATTCACTCTCTGGTAACCTAACACCATTCAAATATACACTAATATATCCTACTGTATAACTTAAACTGAATGTTGTTTGTCCAGCTGTTGCTGTAAATGTGGTTTCATCTTCACCATCAGGGTCTCTGTCACCAGCAGAGATAGTCTCTACTCCAGCAAAGTCATAGAGTTGTCCATTATATTTGTCTGACATCTTGCCAAACTCAGCAACACGGTCACCACCCACGACAATCTTCACATC